TAACCTCAACAACCGACAACGTGACCATGGAAGGCCGCTCAAACCTCAGGTGTTGCAACCACCACTAGAATCCGCCTTGTTCTCATGCGGCGTTCACATAGTCGGCAAGTTTGCCTTCCCTGGCGAGCTGCGCGGAGCCGATACGCCGCCGCACCCTCAGCCAGGTCGACGTGCTCGCCCGCCACGCGCGCATCGAGGACCGTGACGCGTTCGCCGAACTACGCAAACAGGTGCTGCGCATGAACGACGCGGCATGGTGGGTCGAACACAAAAACGACGCGGCCACCATGCTCGCCCAGGACATCGAGCTTTAGGATTGCGGAAAGCTGAGGAAGCCCGTGGACTTCGGATCCAAGAGACTGGACGTCCCATGTTCCGAAGAGGCGTATCTTCGCTTCAAAAAAAGGGATGCCTTTCGGCATCCCTTGTTGATGTCATGCTATAGGAGCCGGTTTGCAGGAGGGTCCCGCATGGCATCAAGATTCAACGTGGGGTTTGACAGGGGAGGGTGTTTGCCTCTCCTGCCAAACCTTCGATGGGTGGTCAGGAGTTTAGCGGCTGATCGGATGACGCTTCGCTGTCATCGGCTTCCGGGGCCGGGGTCTCGTCCGTGGCCTTGCCCTTCGGCTTGCGGACAGCGACCGTGATTCCCAATGCTCCGCCGATGATGGCGAGAATGCCGATAAGCCAGCCAACCCAGCCGATTCCCACGCCGGTGGAGGCGAGCGGGTTCGCGCCGTTCACCGGCGGCTTGGAAGTCGTGCCGTCATTGTTGTTCTGGCTTTTGTTTCCGGCATTGTCACCAGGGTTGGTGGTGGCTCCGCCATCATCCTTGCCTTGGTATTCGAACGTCCAGGTGACGGTCGTGCCGTCCTTGGAAGCGGCGAACACCAGCTTCGAGTCGGATGCGGTCTTGTCAAGCTTCCAATCGGACGGGACGTTCGAGATCTTCACCTCGGCGCCCGTGGCGACCTTGTAGGTGCCGGATTTCGTCGGGTCGAAGCTCGGGAGCGGTTTCCCGTCAACGGTGGCCGCCACGCCCTTCAACGCGTCCACGCCCGTGACGGGCTTGTCCGGATCGGTCGCGGAATCGTATGTGAACGTCCACGTGACGACGGTGACGTCGCCCTTCTTGATGTCGTAGGACAGGGTGCCGGGTTTCGCGTCAAGATTCTTATAGCTCGCCCAACCGTCGGGCAGGCCGGAGAGTTTCACCTCCGCGCCGTCGGGAACGGTCCATGTGCCGGTCTTCGTCGGGTCGAACCCGTCGACCGGTTTCCCGTCGGCGGTGGCGGTCACCCCCGCCAGTTCGCTTGGATCGGCCTTGTCCCCGGTGCTCGGCGTGGTGGTTCCGTCATCGTACTTGAACGTCCAGGTGACGGTCACATCATCCTTCGTGCAGGTGAAGGTGAGCGTGCCGGTCTTCGAATCCGTCTTATGGTCGAGCTTCCATCCGTCGGGCACGTCGCCGATCTTCACCTCCGCGTCGTCGGGCACGGTGTATGTGCCGTCCTTCACCGGATTGAAGTCCGTGACGGCGGTGCCATTGGCGGTGGCGGTCACGCCCTTCAGCTCGCCCGGATCGGCTTTGCTGCTCGCATCCTGTGAGGCGGTGTGCAGCGTGTATGCGACGGTGCCGCCGCTCTTGCCCTTGATCGTGACCCGGTATGCCATGTCGCCGGAGGACGGCTTGTCCTTCGCGATCTTTCCGTCGACGAGCCAGCCGGTGGCGTTCGTGTCGATCTCGAGCGGCGCGCCCATCGGCTTCAGCAGTCCCGTGTTCGAGGTGGGGATCTTGCCTGCGACCGTGTCGAGTGCCGATTCCTTGACGCCGTAATAGTCGGTGGTGGATGGGTCGAACCCGTCGATGCCCAGGGCGGATGCGATCTTGTCCTTGTGATTGTTGAGGAACGCCTTCTCTTCGGTGCTGAACTTGTCGAGCGGATTCGGAGCCGTCGAACGGGCCGAAATCGACGAGGACGGGTTCCCCGATACCTGATCCGCGAAAGCGGTGGGCAACACGATCATGGGGCTTACGGACAGGGCCAGGCCAAGCGCTACGGCGACAATCCGTTTTTGTTTCATCATGTTCTTTCCTTTTCTTGTTTTTTGCCCGACATTTCACGCCGAGTCAGAAAAAATAATGGAAGGCTTGCGACCGCATCAGGTCGCAAGCCGTTGCTATTAGAAGCTGCGTCCGCGCTGGCGCCGACGTGCAACGAGTCCGAGAACCGCTCCCATAGCCATCAACGCCATCGACAGGAACGCTACGGTTCCGCCGCCGACGCCCGTGGAGGCGAGTCCGAGCGCATTGTTCCCGTTGCCGCCGAATGGTTTGCGGGTGACATGCACCTTGTAGGTGGTCTTGACCAATCCGTCACCGGATGTGACGGTAATGGTGGCGTCCGCACCCTTCTTCTCGGTGCTGACGGTCATGCCGCTTGCCTTGTCGTACTGCGGGGAGACCATCCATTCGTCCGGATCGTTCACGGATGCGTTGTACTCGTGTCTGGCCGGGTCGAAGCCCTTGACGGCCGTACCGTCCACGAGGATGCCGGTGAGCTGCGCCTTGTGCGTGGCCGCCGTGATGTAGGTGACGGTGTACGTGTGTTGCGCGAAGGTCGAACCGTCCGGCGCGAGCACGTTGACCGTGTACGTGTAGGTCATGCCCTCATGTGCGACGGTGACGGTCGTGGATTGCCCGTTCTTCGGCTCATAGGCGAATGTTCCACCCTCGGGAATCTCGTAGGAACCCTTGTCTGATACGACGTATTTGTCGTCCTTGCCGGTGTAGCCGTGCGATGCAAGATTGGCGTCCTGCTGGCTTTCCGGGTCCACCGTGGAATCCTGCTTCGCTGGGTCTGCCGGCTTGAATTCGGTGACGGCGGTTTTCACCGGCCTGGTCACTGTCAGACTGTAGGTGCGGCTTACGCCGGTTGCGGTGTCGGTGACGATCCATTCCTGGCGGGTGGATTGCGCGTTCTGCGTGATGTTGCCGCCCTTGATGGTGACTCCGTCAGGCGCTTCGGGCAGCACATATGGGCTTGGATCCTTCTCCCCCAGTGCGAGCACGTAGTCGAGTCGGTTCGGGTCCCAGTTGTCGATGAGCTGGCCCTTCGTGTTCTCGCCGGTCTTGTTCACGTACAGTCCGGTGAGTTTCGCAGGGGAATCTGCTTTCAGGTCGGCCGGCTGGAATTTCACGTTAACCGTGTAGTCGGCTCCGTTCACGTTCACCTTGAGCACGCGGGAGGCTCCCTCTCCGAGCGCGAGCGTCGGCTTGGATGCCTGGGCGTCGACACCGTGGGTGAGGCCCAGCGTGTAGCTGTCGCCGACCGCATCGGCCGGTAGGGTCAACGTGTATTCATGGGTGCTGGGGTTGAATTTCGCATTGAAGTCTTTGGCCCCGTCGTATACGGTGGTTTCGCCTTTGGCGTTGGTGCGGGTCACGGTCAGGCCGGTAAAGCTCTTGTCCTGGGCTCGATCCGCGGTGACATCCACTTCCACCGGCACGGTGACGCTTTTCCCGCTGGCGCCATCCTGGATGGTGACTTCGCCGGAAGCCGTTCCGGTGAGGCGTACGAACTTGCTGGCGGTGTCGCCGGTTCCCTTATCGACAACCTGCACGTCTTTGCCCCATTGGATGGGCAGTGTGGTCTTGATGCCGGTGAGGGTCACCGTGTCCGTGCTGGGCTTGTTGGATTCGTCCAGTGTCGGACCGGCGTAATCCGCATGGTATTTTCCGCCGTCAACCTTGGTGAGTTCCGTTTCGGTGCCGTCCACGGTCACCGGGGTGCCCGAGGTGTAGGCGAACGGCCGTGTTACGTCGAATGCCGGAGTGTTCTTCGTCGCGTCGGCGGCCTGCTTGTAGACGGCGGTGCCGGATACGTTCAACTGGCCCAGCTTGTCGCCGGATTCCACGGTGACGTTCTGGTACTTGGGTGTCAGCGTGATGGTGGTTGTCCCGTCGGTGACGGTGATGTCGCCCGGATAGGAGGCGACTTCGGGCAGGACCGCGGATGCGGTGTCACCGTTCACGTCGAGAGGGTATGTCTCGCCTTCAACGGCGGCGTTCCATTGGGCCGTTTGGTCTTCGACGATTTCATAATCCGTGACGGTCAACGTGAACTTGGGCGCGGAATCGTCGGCGTTGGTGTAGACGACGGGGCCGCTGATTTTCCCGTCCGTAGGTTTCTGGCTGGTGGTCAGAGTGGTCTGGGACTTGTCTGTGCCGGACACGATCACCTGGTTTTGGAACTTGCCTGTGACCTTGGGGACGGTTGCCGTGTAATCGCCTTTGCTGTCCTTCGTGAAGTTGACTGGCGTGCCTGCCACGGTGGTCGTGTATTTGACTTCCTGCGTGGCTTGGGCGGCGCTGGTGCCGGTGTTGCCGTTCGCGGTGTTTTCGTCGGCGGTGGCCGTCATGACGCCGGGCCCCGCCATGCCGAGGGTCAATGCCGCGACGGTGGCGATGGTGCCCGCATTGCGCAGACCGCTGCTGTTACGTTTGGTCATTTCGAGGGTTCTCCTTGCCTGAGTTTTCTCAAACAGTTCCCACTGTAACCTCAGGGTTTGTAATTAACCGGTTTTTTATTGAAAATAACCGATTTTCTTCCGTTGCCGCATGGCCCGGCATCGACGGCAACGGAAGCGAAGTCAGCCGACCGTCGCATCGTCCGCGGTCCAACCCATCAGCTTCAAAGCGTCAGACACGTGGCTTCCGGCGCATTCGAGATCCTTGAACGTCTGACGTACGAGCTCCCGGACCTGCGGGTCGTCGAAATGCTGGCAGTCCAGCATGGTGCGTGCCAGTTCCGACGTGTTCATCGCATAATCATGCACCAGTCCCAGCATGTCTCGCTTCTGGTCCTCAGTCAGCTGCTCGTCTTCCAAGTCCGGTTCGCCGTAGTCGAATTCGTCCATTTCGCCCGGTGCGTACTGGAATCCGACCGGAGGTGTCGGCATGTCCGGTTCATGCCCTTCGCGCTGCCTGTCCAGCCATGCGTTCCAGAACGCCTCCCCCTCCTCGCGCGTCACGTTTTCGGGAAGGTTGTCCAAGAAGGTGTCTCGGATTGTTTGTGTGGTGATGTCTGCCATTTGTTTTTTCTCCAATCGGTTTTTCTGATGGCGTTTTTTTTGATTCGATGTTCTTGCGATGGCCGGGGGGCTATTCCGCCCGATGCGGCCGAGCCGAGAGTCCGCCGATGATGCTTTGGACGACGGTCGTGACCGGGGCCGGATCGCGTGGATCGGGGTTTTCCCCCGGCCGTGTCTGCGGCAGGCTTTTCGTCGCCCCGTCCCTCGGGCCGCCCAGCATCGGGTGACGGGACAATTCCAACGCACGCTGCACCGCCTGCGTGGCGGGGCGGCCACGGCCCAATGATTTGAGCAGAGAGCGTCGGAACTGCCACATCTCGTCGGGGTCGGAAATCTGGTTCTCCTCCATCAGCCGGGTGATGGTCGCCTCCGATGGCATCGACTGCCGTCGTTTCCTTCTCACGGCGAGGTTGATATCCCCCACCGTCATCCATTCGCCGTGAGGATGCAATGCGTAGAATTCCCGTACCGCGGCGTTGGCCTCGTCGAACGACACCGATCTGGCCAGCTCCTCGTAGAAGCATTGGGCCTGCGCGTCGCTGATTGGCGCGTTCCCGTGATGCACGTTGATGCGGCGCAGCACCTGCAGAGCTTCGTTAAAGTTCATCGAATTCCTCCTCTCGCGGATGGGCTTCGTCCCAGGCGGCGGCCCGCGCCTGTAGTTCCTCGTTGTGCATGTCGTTCAGCATGCTCTTCGGCAGCCTGCCGTTCACCGGCAGGTTCTCCGGGTGTAGCGCGATGTTGTTGGGGTCGCGCCCCATTTTCAGGTTTTGGATGTCCCGTTCGAGCCAACGCCTGTATGTGGCATCCCAGTTGGCGCTGCGGTGTTCGGGTTTCTCCTGCGTGTAGTAGGCGACGAACAGGGTGACTTCGCGGATCAGGTTGACTCCCGCCTTGGCCGTGGCGATGCGCAGTTCGGGCGAGGGCTTCCAGTCCGGGGCCAACACGGTCTGACGGGCCGTGGGCTTCTTCTCTTTTTTCGGAACTTTTCTCTTCTTCGAAGAAACCGCGGAAGGTTTCTTCTGAACCGGAGAGGTTTCCTCGACCCTGCTGGAACTCTGAGAAGCTTCGAAAGAAGCGTTCTCGTTTTCAGGCTCTGAGGCGGACTTGTCCGCCGATTTTTCGTTTTTTGCACGGATAGAGGAATTAGGTATTAGGTATAAGGTATTAGGTATAAGGGGAGAATATGAATCGGATTGGGTATCCGATACCCCTTGAGATGCCCCATCTGATGGGGTATCCGATACCCCTTGAGATATCCCATCTGATGGGGTATCGAATGAGGTATCCCGTAGGGGAGAGAAAGAGCTTTCCTGATACCGTTTGAGAGCGTCGGATACCGCTTCTTCACCTCCTGACACAATTCTCCGGGGGTCGATTGATGGCAGGTCAAGCAGGTCCCTAACCTGATCCCATCCCTGCCAGTCACGCTGCTCCTTGTACAGCCGCTGCAATTCGAAAACGATGACTCCACGCAGTTTCGACGAAGCTGTATCCGTGTAGCTAGAGCGAACAGCGATGGCTGTCTTGCTGCTTTTGAGAGGCGCGTCGTTTCGCAAGAAGGAACGTATCAGCACTTCATCGGTGTCCTCGTCTCGTACGATATAGAGTTTCTTCTCCAAGACGACGGCATCGGCTTCTATCGTCTCGACAGTCATATCCGAAGCGTTGACGGCAAGCTTTTTAGGACGCCAGTCAACGACGCCGCAGAGATTGGTCGAAAGTTTCAGCAGCAGCAGGAGATACAGGTTCTGCTGCGAACGTGTCAGGCATCGCCAGCTCGGATCGTCTAGGATGGCCCGATGTATTAGAGCATATTGCCTCATATAAGTTCCTTAGCGATGGACCAGTGCTACCGCTCGTTCATGGCCGGCTTTATCGTGAACGCGTCCGCCATGATTTCGCCTGGCGTGTAGCCGGTGGCCGCCCCGTATCGTTCAACATCCCCCAGGCTCCATTCGAGATCGCCCTTGCGGTGGACGCGCACGTAGCGTTCGGATTTGTCGATGATGCGGGCGACGTCGTAGTTCGAGTGTCGGTTGATTCCGATAATCGCGTTTATCCGGTCGCGGATCGCTTTTCCGGTTTTTGATGGTGTTTCCTTGCGGTTTGTCATTTTCTGAAAAGGTCTCCTATGTATCCGTTGCGTCTATGTGGGCGCAATTAAGGTTATACAGGTGCGTCCATGTAGGCGCAAATAGTATCGGCGTGTCGGTGTGACGCATTAAATAGACGCAAAAGCTGTAGAATAGAGACATGGCAACGAAAATCGAGGTCAGCGAATTCGCTCGACGAATCAACATCGGCGTCAAATCCCAGATGGGCATACGTCGTTTATCCAACCGTGCGTTGGCGCGTGGAATCAAACGCAGCGAAAAATACGTCCGAGAACGGGTAAACGACGAGCAGGAATGGCGTATAGCCGACCTCGAACGCATGTGCGAGCTTTGGAGGATGACGTTCGGCCAGCTGACTTCATATGTCGATTTCAAAGCCGACCATTCGCACCCCGAAGCCACGGGAGCCGACTCGATCTCCTCGTATCAGTTCGTCGCGGTCATGGATGGTGATGATATCGTTCAAATCCTCGACGGATCATCATCCCCGCCCCTCGTCAACGACGAAGAAAGACGGCCAATACGGAAACATTGCCCGTCAACCGAAATCGAATCCGGGAACGCAGGTGAGGATGCCCCCGGGCCGGACTCCCTCACCGATGAGGAGCGCAAGCGTATCGTTTTGGAGAAACTACGTAGGGGTGACGTGTCCTTGGCGGCGAACAAGGATCCGCATAAGCTCGCGGAAATGGAAGGCGGTGATGGCCGCTGGTGACGACTGCTTGCCCCCGTTCTGTCAGAGTATCCTCCTCTCGAACCGATTCGATAGGAGGATATTCAACCGTGCTGACGGCCGCACCATTCGACCGCCACATGCCCATCAACCGTGGCATGACCTACGAGCAGATGCTCGATGCCGTGGAAACCCAGCCAGTCCACGTCATCGAAGCCACGCTTGACGATGACACTTCAGGCCTCTACTGTGAGGCTATCCAGACCATAATCATCGACGAGCATATGACCGACGTGCAGAAACGATGCTCTCTCACCCATGAATTGTTCCACTGGCTGCACGCCGATGATTCGCATGCGGAATACGGGAAAAGCCATGCCGAATGGCGTGTGCGCCGTGAAACCGCCATGTTTCTGATCGACCCGGCGGACTATGTGCAGGCCGAACGGGAATATGATGGCGAGATCTATCAGATGTCCTGCGAGATGGATGTCACGGTATTCCTTTTGGAGGACTACCGTCGGATTTTGGAATACCGCCAACCGATACACGACTGAAGAGAGGAGATATAAGCCATGGGACATCTTGACCCGTTTTTCCAGGAGTTGAACGGCATAGGAATACTGGCGCTGATCGTCACCGTCATCGCTGTCATAGTCCGCGTGATGTTCTGCAAAACCATGAAGGAACGCGTGTTGACCGCGGTGGCCGGACTGGTGTTCGCGGTCATTGCCTCATTGGGCGCGGATTATGCGCTGCGGCCTTTTGCCGGAGTCGGATCTTCCGCGACAGGAGGCTCCGCCTTCATGGAACTCTTCATAGGTTTCATCGTGACCGTGGTGGCAGGAACCCTCTGGTGGGGAATCACCTTCCCACGCGGGGAGGAAACCCCATCCCCGAACAATCAGCTCACGTTGGATCCGAACACGGAATTAAAGGGATTCGCGCCCCGATACGGGCTGGTGGCCGCCATGAGCAACGAGGACTCCTATTATGGCTGGTTCATGATAGACCACGACAACGGCGGCTCCCCCGACCCGTTGTATGAAGCCAGTCTCAACGCGAACCTGCAACAGGAACGCCAGCTCGGGAAACTGTACGGCGATCCGGGTTCCGGCTTGGACTATTCCGCTTTCGGAAACACGGCCGTACAGGCCGGCCAGCAGGGCGAATCCGCATTGGCCAGAATCATCGCCTACATGCGGCTCAACGTCATCTCCTTCTGGTCCCTGTACGGGCTCAACGAGAACCGCCAGCCCATCAACGCGGACATCGACTGCGTGCTAGTCGGCATAGACCCGCAACAGCAGGTGCATGCCTGGTTCGTGGACGCGAAGAACTACAAGGGCGGCAGCGACACCAAATACGTGAACTTGGATCCACGAAACCTGGTGCGCATGAGCATCAGCCGTCGAGCCCTCATCAAAGGCTCGGACGGAACACCCGTGGTCAAGATGAGCGAGAACATGGCAACCCAACGCGATAATTGGGCGTCCACGCTCGAAACCTATCACGTGGCAGCCCAATGGATGGTCTGCATGGTACCGGGCGGACATAACGGCAACCCGGATGTCAGCGAAGCCGTCTGGCCGGGCAATGTTCGTGTCGTGACGCCTGGACAGTTGGTTGCGGAAATCCAATCCCTGAGCCTGCTGCCGGTGGACAATATTCCGCCACGTGTCGTCAGACTGTTCACCTCGGCAGTCAAACAACAGGCTCCTGCGCCAGCAGCGCCGGTGACGAACACTGTGCCGATGCCTGTGACCTCACCCGTTCCAGCCCCTATCCCCCAGCCGGCAATAACGAACAACTGCCCCAAATGCGGTCAGCCATTGAACGGACAAACCAACTTCTGCCCCAACTGTGGCACACCGCTCAACGCCTAATCAGGAGGTCAGGCTCAGTGTCGCGGGCACCCATGTCCACATGCTTTGCAGCCTACCCCGAGTCCGGCAAGATTACCGTTGTAGATGACTTCGCTCTAGCGACAAGCTAAAACAAAGTCATCTACAACGGTCTCCCAATCGTCCTTGTTCGAGGTCATCGCAGCCGCACCCGCCTTGTAGAAGTTGCTTGCCATTACCGTTTTTGTTTTGGCGAGAAAGCCTCGTCATCTTCAGTGTCGCGGATGAATCGCCTCCGCTTGTCTTTGGTTGTCTATGTAGCGTTCGACTATGCTTTCGCTGTTCCTTCCCACGGTTTCGCAATAGTATCCGGCGGACCATAGCTTGTGGCGCTTTCCCCAGTAGTAGCGTTTGAGATGATCGGGGTGCTTGCTCCACAGTTCACGTGTGGTGAGCTGTTTGATTCGGCTGACTGTCCCGCTGATGGTCATGTCGGGTGGGATGCTGACGAGCATATGCACGTGGTTGCCGTCGCCCGTGTTGATTCGATGGATTGCGAACCGTGAGCGTCGTTCGGCGTCGCGGATGCTGTCGAGCACGTCCGCCTCTATTCCTGCGAGAGCGTGTTTGCGGTATTTCGTGACCAGCACGATATGGTATCTGGTCCGCACTTTCGCGGAAGCCTTTGGCTTGTATTCGTCGGGTTCCATGTCGCACACCTCTATGCTATAATCATGCTAACAACAGTTTAGCAGATTCGGAGGTGTTAGCATGACGGTCAGTCTCATCGGCTCGCCACGCAGAACCTCCGAAGAGGCGAGACTGGACAAGAACCGAAGAATCAAGGAATCCATCAAGGCGACCAAAGCCAAGAGGAAAACCCAGACCTGTTCCACGTTCGACCTGAAAATAGTGGGCAACAAACTCTCCAGCACCCAACGCGAGGCACTGGTTCGCGTGTTCTTGGAAGCCAAATGGCTATGGAACGAATGCATCGCCAGCGGAGACCCGTTCTCCTACAAGCCAAGAAAAAACGTCCTCGTGAAAACCAAGGACGACACGATGGACGAACGCGAATACCGCGTGCTCGGCTCCCAGATGAAGCAGTCCCTCGTCAAGACCATCCGATCCAACATCAAAACACTCGCAACCCTCAAGAAACAAGGCCGCAAGACCGGAACGGTCGGGTTCACGAGCGAGGTCAAGTCGCTCGGACTCCCACAACCGGAGACCACGTACCGCATACGCGGACAGAAGGCGAGGATACAGAACATCCCCGGCTGGGTCCGGGTGCGCGGCGTCGGACAATTGGAGGGATGGGAACAGGCAAAGGCCGTTCTCACCAGCGAAGCGGACGGGTGGCATCTGCATGTCACCTGCTACATGGACAAGGAGGAACACCGCAAGCGACGTGAAGCCAAGAGACTAGCGCCGGTGAAGAACACCATCATCGGACTGGACATGGGCGTGAAGACCGCCATCACATGTTCGGACGGAACGGAATACGACGTCATGGTTGAAGAAACCGACCGCCTCAAACGGGAACAGCGAAAACTGAACCGCAAGAAGAAGGGGTCGAACAACCGGCAACGCAATCGCATGAGAATCCGTCGGGCATATACGAAACAGCAGAATCGGCTGAACGATGCCGCCAACAAGACAGCGGCGGAACTACTGCGCAATGAGACCATCTTCATGCAGGACGAACAGGTCAAAGCATGGCACCGCCGTTATGGCCGAAAAATACAGCACAGCATCCTCGGCCGCGTCAAAAACAGACTGACCCGCCACGCGGGACAGGTGGTGGTGCTCTCCAAGTGGGAGCCGACCACGCAACTGTGCCCCGTCTGCGGGACGAAAACCAGAATCCCGCTGGAACGGCGCATATACAAGTGCGCCGACTGTGGATATACGGCCCCAAGAGACGTCAAAGCCGCTCAGACCATGGTCTGGCTGGGACAATCCAAATATTCGGACAAAATACCCTTGGAACGAGGGGAATACAAGCCTGTGGAGAACACATCGGAGTCATACGTGGACAATCTGCGTATGTTCTCCATGCGTTCGGCGAAGCAGGAAACCGTGACGGCTTCAGCCTCACGGTAGTTCATAATTTGCTCTTTTCGTTAAGGATTGATGGTTTGGTATCCAGTTGGGCGGATTCGAATTTTTCCGCAGCTTCTCTCTGAGAGGGAAACGAGTATCTGGTGCGGGTTTTGCAGTATGGGCAGCCGACCCGCCACCATGTTTTCGTATGAGTGATCGGGCTGACGGCTTTCCGATATTCGCCTTTCATCCCGCAGTTAGGGCATAGTAGCGTCGTGTCGAACACGTCAACGTATTTGTCGCCCATGCGATCCAATGTCCGTTGCATGGCCAGGGTGTCCACGAGCTTCGAGTCGAAGCCGAGCCTTTTGACCTGCTCCGCGCTCCAATGTGCTAGGTACCGGAGGATCTGCTGTTCGATACCGTATTGCGAATAGTGGTAACGTTTGCCGGTTTTCAGCTCGATGAAATCGTCTTCGTGGGCGAAGTCTCCGGCGCAGAACCGTTCGACGGCTTCCTCTCTGCTTTTGCTGGGGAAAATATTACAGGCGATGCACCGTTGGTTCGAACAGGAGCAGAAGTACGGGTGGCACCAGAAGCCGTCCATTTGTCCGTCACGTTCGCCACCGTGTATGAACCCGAGGGGAAGGAACGTGTCGCAGTCATGCGGTTCCGCATGACCAGTGGAGCAAAGCGGGCACGGATACTGTTCGCGCATTATCTTCGCTTCGGCTTTCCTCATGCTACGTTCCGCGGCATCCACCGCATCCTGCTCCGCCAGACGTTTGGCGATAGGCTCGTTGATCTGGCGAACGATATCGACGGGTAAACCGGTCTGCTTGGCGACGGATTCCACCGTGGAACGACGCGACTGGAGCAGGTCGGCTGCTCGTTCGGCTCGACTATGATATCGGGGCATGATCAGACTGGGTCTTTTGCAAGGCGCACGGCGACTGCGATGATTGCGGCCAGCATGATGCTGAGGCTGATAAGGATTGGATGTTTCAAGATTCTTTCCTTTTGCTAGTTTTCAAGAATGATTTGCGTGCCACTGAAGAATGCGAGACGGTCTGCTTCACGGATTTTCTTCGGATCGGTCACATCACGCATGAACTGTTCCCTGAAGCGCCGGTATTCGGCATCGTATCCGGAACCAGTGTTCTTCTTCTTTTGTGCCGGTTTCTGTTTCGGTGTCGGCCGACCTTTCTTGGAGGAGAGTCGTTCTCGGCGTCGCTTGTCTGCTTCGACCACACGGTTGATCTGTCTGGCACAGGAGACAACCGTTTTCCTGTCACCTACCAGATGAGCGGATACGGCTTTACGCCGCAGTCGTCCGATATTCCGGCAAGCGTCAGCCGACAGTCCCGGCAACAGTTCGAACTCGTTTAGATACAGGATTCCACCCAGCAGAGTGAAAGGTGCAATGCTCTCATTGGCTTCCGGCATCAGCATCTTCCTCCTCTTCAAGTCCAGTCAGCACTCCTGCATAGGCGTCTTCGATTTGCTGGCACCACTGTTCCATCGTCGTATCCAAGGAAATGAACATGGTCGGAGTGAACCCGCCGGTCATGTATTCATCAACGACTCGTCCCGCCAGGTCAAGGTCATACAGTTTGATTTCACCGATCAGCCTATTGTCCCGGAAGAAAGCCAAACGTCGTTGCGAATATTCCACCACACTCATGCCGCTGATAGCCCAGCCGTTCAACCCGTTACAGGAACAGGCCAGAGTGTGTTCGTTCTCCTCGACGATCTTCCAATCATCCTTTTCGACGATTGTTTTTAATGGTTCGTAGAATTTGCTCAAATTTTCTCCTTAATGACATTCCGGGCACAGCCACTCGTCTGTGGCGCAGTCCCATCCGTTTTCAATGAGTTCGTCATGGTTCCCCATTGCTGTTTTCCCGCATTTGCTGCAGGTCAGATGCCAGTGTTGCGGACAGTAGTGGTTTTCGTCTCCATCCAATTGCCATCCGTCGGAACTGGCGTCATCGTCTGCGTCGTCTTTGTCTGTGTAATAAGCGCTGCCGTCTTCGGGGTCGTATTGTTCATCGCATTCGTCGCAGTGGATTGCGACGAATTTCTTCTCGGTGAAACTCATAGCGTCCCCTGTTCTTGCGTCATGTCTCGGATGGCGTCCTCGAGCAGGCTTCTCGCGGCCTTGCATCCTTGAATGTATGCGCGGGATGGTTCCGTTCGGGCGTGGGCGTCGCTTGCATGTTCGAGTTTGAGTTCGCTGGAGATTCGTTTCCCTGCTTCGGTTTCCGTTTTGGCCAGCAGTTGGCGATCATGCTCGGTAAGCCAGGCGTCAAACAGTTCGGCTACGTTGGAGAATTGCGGGTTTGCCGACAGTGAATAGAAGTCCTCCGCGCCGTTTATGAAGATGTTCCTGGCTTCGCTGTCCGTCAACGGTTGGTTCACGCTCAATTGTTTTCCTCTCTTTGATGATGCTTGTCTTCGATGACCCGGATGCGTTGAATGCCGTCGAGATGAATGTGCATGGGTGTGCCGGTGATCCAATTCCAATACACGTGATCCAGCACGACGGGAATGGTTGAGCCGTCTCTGATTCGTGCCGTGATTGTTCTCTCCCACCAGCATCCGGTGTTGTGTTCCAGAATCTGAACGGGCGCGGTGACTGTAAAGCCTTGCAGTGGCTTCGGGGCTGTGTCATTGAATTCGACTTCTACCGTTTTCCCTTCGAATCGGATACGTATGTCATTGATCGCCGCATCAAGGAGTGGCTTGTGCCGTCTCCCGTATTCGCTGCATCCTTGACGGTCTCGTAATTCGTTCTTGTAAGGAATGTTGGCCGATGATGCCCCGTTCAAGATTCCAGCTCCTGGTTAATATCGTCGATATTCTTTCCTTCTGCCAGTCGAATCATCATCGCGATAGCCCGGCACATCTTCGGATAATCTCCGAACCGTAAGGCATTCCAGAACTGGAATTCGTATTGTTCCGTCTGGGATTGATGCTGCAGCGCATTGATGATGCCAAGCTGACGGCAGGTCAAAGCGACGGGCTCGTTCCTGTTTTCCGCATAATGCGTATACCAGAGAGACTTTCTCAGGTCTTCGACCGGCTTGTTCTTCGACCGGTATCTCCACACGTATTTGACGGCGTTGCCCATGCAGAAGCTCATGCCGGCGGTCAGGTCAATACATTCCAGACCGGGATGGGATAATTCGTAGTGTGCGGGATGTTCTACCGGATCGGCGTCACCGACTCGCGTCACTGTTTCATCTTTTTTTTGGTTTGCGGAGACCCTGTCCTTTAGGGCGGGGAGGAAGCAAACCGTCCTCCTTTCACAGATTATTATGATATAATGTGAAACATGGTCAGAAGGCAGGCGTGCAAGCGGGCGTACAGGTTCCGCTTCTACCCGATGCCCGAGCAGGAGCAACTGCTCAGGCGCACGGTCGGCTGCTGCCGAAAGGTCTACAATCTCGCGTTGGAAGCCCGCTCCACCGCATGGACCGTGGAACACAGGAGCATCACCTACGTCCAGACCAGCGCCATGCTCACCCAATGGAAGAAAACAGCTGAATACTCGTACATGAACGAAGTGTCCTGCGTGCCACTGCAACAGGCGTTGAGACACTTGCAGACGGCGTTCTCCAACTTCTTCAAGCAGACCGGCGACTATCCGAGATTCAAGGCCAAATCCCACGGCGGAAGCGCCGAATACACTCGAAGCGCGTTCAAATGGGACGCCAAACGCAATGAACTCACGCTCGCCAAGATGCGCGAACCACTGCCGATACGATGGTCCAGAACACTGCCCCGCAAGACGGAGCCGAGCACCGTGACCGTAAGCTTGGACGCCGCCGGACGATGGCACGTCAGCATCCTCGTGGAGGAGACCATCCGCCCTCTCCCCGCCCGAAGGAACGCAATCGGAATCGACTTGGGAGTGGACAGCTACGCCGTCACCAGCGACGGGGAGACCATAGCGAACCCACGCCACTACAAGAAACTCGCCGAACGGTTGGAACGGGAGCAACGGACGCTGTCCCGCAAAACCAAAGGCAGCAACAATCGTCGGAAAGCCGCCCTCAAGGTGGCCCGCACCTACGCCAGAATCACGGACATGCGCCGTGACTTCCTCCACAAGTTGAGCACGAGGATAATCCGCGAGAACCAAACGGTGGTACTCGAAGACCTCAACGTGAAGAACATGGCCAAAAGATGCGC